GGGCCAGCGCCTTCGGCGGCGTGGTGGTGTCGCCCAGCTTCACCCCGGTGGTGGTGCCAAAGCCGATGGTCGGCACATCCCCCTTGACCGGGATCACCGCGCGGTCGGTGTAGCCCTCGTGCAGCACGATGCCGACCAGGGCGGCGGCGGACAGGGTCAGCGCGGCCACTGTTTTCCGTTGTGGTGGCCGAATCATTGGTGCATCTCCGGCTGCGCCACGATGCGCGCAACCGTCGCGCCGATGCTGGCGGCGAAGGCCAGCAGCACGAACGCGCCGCGCGGCAGTACATCCCCGAACAGCGGCACCACCACCTCCGCCGCCGTGAAAGCAGCGGCCAGCAGGGAGAAGCGAATGCTCCAGGCACGTCGCAACACACGCCGCCAGTCGTCCAGCAGGCCGATCTTGCGGTTGGCTGTCATTGCGGGCCTCCCATCAGTTTCAACTTGATGGCTGCGCCAACGAGCAGTGCGGCCAGGATGCCGGTGGTGATGACCTTGACGGTGGTCTGCCAGGCCGTACGTCGGGCATCACGCCAGGCTTCCAGCAGGTCGCGTAGTTCGCGGATGTCGCGTGCGGCGTGGCCGTTTTCCAGGCCAAGGTGGGTCAGGACACGCTCGGCTCCGCGTTCAGCGGCGCGGTCCAGCAGTTCGTCGAAGTCCTCGCGGCGCAAGAGGAGCATGTTCTCGACGAGCGCAGGCTGTTGTTGTTCGGGTTCGGTCATTGCTGTCTCCAGAAATGCGAAACCCGCCTCGTGGGCGGGTTTCTGGTGGGTACGAAGATGGGAAATCAGATGGCGATGCCAGCGCTCCAGCCGGTGGACTTGTAGGCCGAGAGCTTGGCCTCGTCCTCGATGTAGCAAAGCCAGCCGATCTTGGGCGTGTGGTACTCCCAGGCATCGGCGATGCGCACCGCGATCTGGCTGGTCTTGCCTGCCCACACGCCGGTGGCGGCGGCAGGAATGAGGTAGCGGTCGCCGTTGGTGGGGCTGGCCGGTGGCATGGTCAGGTCGCGGTCTTTCACGGACAGGCCGACCACAGCGCCGAGGCGCTTGAGGTTGGCGTCCATGCCGGTGTCCCAGCCGCTCTCGCCGAGCGTCCAGCCATAGTTGAGTCCAAGGTTCGGGTCGATTGATGACATGGTCTATCTCCAGAGATTCGATGCTTGGCGAATGCGCCGGACTGCGTCCGGATCGCCGGTGCGATGGCTTTGCTGCGGGTGTTGTCGCCAATGCCGCCCGACGATGGGCAGGTACAGCACGCCGCCGCGTTTGGCCACGAGCAGGGTCAGCAGCCAGTCGGCGAAGTTGTTGATGTCGGTGGTTTCCTTGAGCACGGCCTCGACGGCAGATCGACGCATTACGATCAGGCCGTGCACGTGGCTGGCGCTGTTCGCGTGCTGCCAGCGGCTGTAGGCCAGACGCCGCACCGCGATGTCGTGGCCGTTCTCGTCGGTCAGCGCTTCGTCGGTGTAGGCCATCACGGCCTGCGGGCAGGCATCTAGCGCATCGGCCAGTTGTGTGAAGGCACTGGCTTCGTACAAATCGTCGGGATCGACAAAGGACACCAGCGCCAGCGTGCCTTGTGCATAGCCTGCCGCGCGTGCCTCACCAATACGGCCCGGAATGCCGGGCAAAACGTGCAACTGGATCGGTGCGTCCTCGAGACTGGCGATGCAGGCATCCCGCCATTCGGCAGGCTCGTTCAGGGTGAGCAGATGAACATCGATGCGCGGCTCCATCACATACCTCCCCAATACTGTCCCCAGCGCAGGCCGTAGCCCGCGCGATCCATGACCCGCACCTGCGGCTGCCAGCTACTCAAACCATCGCGCTCGGCGCTGATCTCCACCGTGATGCGGTCACCCAGCGCACCGGCATCCAGCGCGGCCACTGCTGCCGTCCACAGGTAAGTGGTGCCGAGCAGCCCCGTCTCAGTACGAACCAGCACGTTGCTGCGATTGCGGATGCGCAGCGTGTAGGTCACGCCCAGCTCCGGCCCGATGTCGCCCTCGTCTTGCTGCACGAGGTAGGCGGTCTGCTGCGTGCGGTCGCGATGGGCCCACGCGACGGTGAGGTCACCTCCCACCACGACAGGCTCGGTCTGGCCATTGAGGCGGATACGACCGGGTGGATACGGCAAAGCCTGCCGACCGGTCAGCACCATCGGCTGCCCATTGGTGGCCAGCACAGGATCGCCCTGATCGGTCGATGTGCGCGGGATCGCGCCCACGAACACCGACTCGCCCGGGGCGCGCTCCGCACCTTCGGATGCCAGCCATTCGCCGACACCGATCAACCGAGTCCCCGAGGCATGTGCTTGGGGTGTGGTGTCGAGCACGCCGCGTGCGAGATCGATGGTCGCGTCGGCGGCATCGAAGGCCAGGACGGCAACGGCCTCGGCAATCGCCCCACTCGCATCCACGAGATAGGCGTAGTCGCCCACGGACAGCCTTTCCGGCTGACTGATGGCGGTCACTGGCACACCGACGGCAACAGCCTCACTGGCAGGCAGTGCCACATCGATCGTGAGAAGTGGCGCGTAGTCCTCGCTGGCCACGCTGGCGATTTCACTGGCCGAGGCACCGGTGGCGAGCTGCCAATTGAGCTGGCCCGCACCACCCACTGCGGCCAATGCGCCAAGCGCAGCATCGGTGTCGGTCAGGTAGTCCAGTTCGGCTCGTGACAAGGTGCGCGCCAGTTCCCAGTACGGAATTTCCACCGCCAGCACCAACGCAGGCGGCAGCGGCTCCAGGGTTGGCTCGTCGATGATCGGTGGTGGCGGTGCCAGCACCGCGTTATCCAGTCCGAACACATCCTCCATCGCCTCGATGCGCCACTCAGATGACCCCAGCGTGCCGGTATCGATGCCGGTCACACGCACCACCATCTGGTCGATGCCCAAGCGCGGCCAGTTAAGCAGGAACACGTCACCAGGCAGCGGCGCGCGTTCCAGCGTGTCGGGCGCCACGGTCAGGCTCATCCGCGCCAGGGGTGAACCCAAGGCACGCAAATCTCGCAGCGCCAGACGCGCGGCCAGCGGGCCATAGTTGACGCCTGGGTAGTCGCGGCGTTGATTGATCACGCCACCTTGCAACTGGATGGCGGCGAGGTTTTCCACGGTGACGGTGGTGTCGCTGCCGGTTTGCCAGTCGGTGTAGACCACGGTCAGCTCGTTGGGCAGTTCACCCCATTGCGCGCGCTCGAAACGCTCCAGCCGCACGATCTCGTCCGGCCCTAACTGCGGCAGACTGTCGATCCAGTAGTCGTCGCGCAGCAGCTTGAGCTCAAACGTGCCCTGCTCAGGGTCGGTGTAGAGGATGCCGCCGATGTGGTCGATGACCTGACTGATGAAGCTCTCGATGGGCTGCTGGCGCGTCCAGATCAGATTCAGACCAAAGCCTTCGTCCGACAGGGCCCATGCTGCATTCCAGAAGCTCCAGCCGATGCTGTCCTGCGGGTAGCCCATGCCCCAGTGCGGATCGGTCAGGCATTGCACCAGGATGTGGGCTGGGTTCATGCCGACACTGATCTCGCGGCCCTGATTGTCATCCCAGGCACGGACTTCGGCGTTCCACTCCATCCACGGGTAGTCGTTCCAACCCGCCGTGAAACGGCGCACGCGCACTGCCCACGGCTTGATGTACGGGTTGTTGGCCGCGAACAGGATCTTGCGCGCAACCAAGGACAGCACGCCCCGGAAGGCTGGAATGGCGCTGCCAAGGCGGCTCATCAGATAGTCGTTGCGTCCCTGTCCAGAGCCACCAGGCAGTACATCGATGTTGCCGACTACGCCACCTTCACGCTCGTCACCACCAAACAGCGTGGGCTTGTTGATGCTGAGAGTGGTCAGGCCGTGCCCGCTGGACAGCGGCGCACGGTCGGCATCACCCCACGCAGTGCGGTCGCCCATCTGGATCTCCTGCACGGCATCGACCGGCCCCTGGCATAGCACCAGGTGCAATCCCATCCGGTAGCGGTAGCCGACGGTTTGCTTCTTGCTGCTGCCACCCATCAGTGCATCTCCTGCCGGGTACGCGCGTGCTCGACCACACGCAGCGCCATCGCGTCATTCGTGGCCAGCAGGGTTTCGGCATCAAGTCCCTTCCGCAGAAAGGCGCGGAAGTCCAGGCCATGCCGCTCGAACCATGTACGCGAGCCGTTCACGCACAGGCCGACGGCGCGCACGTCGTCGATAGTGACGATCACGCTGGTGCTCATTTCTTGCCGCCTTTCTTGCGGATCGGCTCGGCTTCCAGATCGCCGTACCAGACCACGTTCGCGCCGCGCAGCAGCACGGTGCCGAACACGACGGGAATCGGTCTGCCTTCTTCTGCGGTTGGGGCATCGACATCGGACAGCGATGCCGGTTTGGGCTCGGGCGGCTTCGGCGCGAGCGCGACCGAAACCAGCGCCGCCACCACGATGACGACGAGGTACCACATGGCGATTTCTCCGGGGATTCAGAACACGCCAGTCGAGAACGGGTTCTTGCTTGGGATGGCGGGAAAGCCGCCGTAGTTGTCGAGGTT